CTTTAACTAAATGTTAGTTAACTAAGCTTAGCTTTGTCCACCAACGTTGATGTTCTTCACGCGGAAGGAGCGGAAGTAAGGGTTGGTACCTTGAGCACCAATTCCATCAATAACTCCATTAAGAGGATTAGCAACAAGACCATAACGAGTCTTGAAAGCAATCTTCGGTTGGAAGCTATTTTCACCAACTGCACGTACCATTGTGAGTGGTACATATGGGCAATAGAAGAGACCAGCGTCATAGGCGCTGTCACCCTTATAACCAACTGTTGCATAATCGGTAGTTGCATAAGGATCTACATAGACCTTAAGCTTACCATTAAGAACACCAGCGAATGTGTTACCAGCGGAATCAACTGCAAGTTCACCTTCACCACCATACTTGAGACCACCAGCGGCAGCAAGTGCAGAAGCTACGTTAGAGGAGCAGATAACATAGTTACCTTTTCCACGACGTGTGCGGCGTGCAATTGTATTAGCTTCTTGCTCAATTTGGAAGATAAGGGACTGGAACTTTTCAACTGCCCAGCGGCCGTCTGCATCAGCAACAAGGTCGAAGGCTCCAGTTGAACCAACTCCACCTACTTCACCAGTAGTTACGATTGTGCGGATAACTTCACGGTTAATTTCACCAAGGATCTCACCAGACAAGATGTTAGCCAATTCAGATTCAGCGTCAAGGCCGTGAACTGCTTTAAGATCTTGTGCAAGCTCCATGGAGTATTCTGCTTTCAACTGACGAGTCACTGCAGTAACAGTAGACTTTTCAATTGTGAAGCCCATTTCTGCAAGAGACTCGGAAGTTTCAGCAGCATTAGTTCCAATACCTGTACCAGTAGTGATACCAGACTCAGGAGAGTCGAAAAGACCACCAGCGTGTGTACCTGTACCAGAGAAGTCTGTGTCAAGCTCACCGTTACCAGCATCAGATTCAGGAGCAAATGCTTCTTCATCAGCAGTAGTTACGGCACCATCAGCATAACGAGCCTTCATCGCGAAGATAAGACCAGTAGGACCAGACATTGGCTGAACACCTGCTACATCATAAGCGATGAGGTTAGGCATTGCACGACGTACAAGAGAGATGAGAACGGGATTAGGCGTCTCAATAGAAGCCGTGTTAGTGTTAGCATCTTCAGTCAAAGAAAACGTTGAGGCTTGAGCTTCTTTGCGAAGAGCACTTTCAGTGTTCTCCAAAAGCTTAGCTGTAACAGCTTTCTTGTAGCTATCAGTGATAGCAGGAGCATCGGAATGTTCAAGAACCGGTGCCCACTTTTTAATTTCATTTTCTGCGTTTAACATTTTTAAATTTCCTTTTTAATGTTGTTTATGATTGGGTTTATTTGAATTTAGAAAGTTGTTGTACATACTTTGCCATATCAGCTGGAAGCTTCGACATAGGATCTACTTGACCTTCTACGATTGTTTGTGTTTCGGTTGTTGCGGAAGTATTTGATTCCGTAATAACTTCTGTAGTTTCAGTTGACTCTTTGAAGAATCCTTCTTTGATTGTTTCTACCTTAGCGGCAAAAGTCTCAGCATCAACAAATTCACTTTCTTCAACGAGTGAAGTAAGTTTACTTGCTTGTGTAGATGCTAAATCAGCAGACGCTTCGCTAATGATCTTTTCGCGTTGAAGAGTTTCAACTTGACGTGCAAGTTCGCTCTTTTCAGCTTCAGCATTAGCAAGAGATTCCTGTACTTCAGTAACCTGTTCTGAAAGCTCATCTACAAGATCAACTTTAGAGTCAGGAACTTCAATATAATGTTCAGTGAATACACCTTGTAGTGCACTCATGAAGTTTTCTGTAATCTCTGTGCGTAGTTTGTTATCAACAAACTCCTGATTTTCTTCAATCCAAGATTCAACAACGAAGCTCAAATAGTCGTCGATCTTTTCAACAAGAGACTCACGAACGTAAGTAACTTCTTCTTGTAGATCTTCGGTGTATTGAGATTCAAGTTCTTCTTGAATTGTTTGTACTTTATTTGCTACAGCAGCTTCAAATAAGATAGAAGCTTTTGCTTTGAAGTCTTCAGTTAACTCTTGGTCAGCTTCTGCAAGTACTTTAAGGTCTGCAGCGAAATGATCCGCTTCAGTTTCTTCCTTATGTGTACCACAGCTAGATGCCATGATTGATTGATAAGAAGCCATTAGATCGTCCTTTTTCATAGCCTTAAGTTGACCATACATCGCATTGATGATATCACCTTTAGTCTTAGGAACTTCTACTTCTCCTTCTTCTTCACTCATGTTAATTGCTTCATATGCAGCAACCAAGTTTGTTTTCTTCATACCTTTAAGAGCGTCAAAACTTGCAGCAAGAATACCTGCTTTAGTTTTAACTTCTGGTAATTCGACTTCTTCTTCATCAGACTCTTCTTCCTCCTCGACTTCGTCTTCATCAGAATGTTCGCCTTCTTCAACTTCTTCTTCGTCCTCATCTTCATGAGCACCTTCTTCAAGTTCTTCGTCGTCTTCTTCTTCTTCTTCAACTTCGTCGTCTTCTTTGGCTTCGGAAACTTCTTCCTCGTCCTCGTCGGATTCTTCTTCGTCTTCTTCAGATACTTTAGCTTCTTCTAATTCTTCATCTTCCTCTTCTTCAACTTCAGCGTCATCATCAGACTCTTCGTCTTCTTCCGCTTCGTTTTTCTTCTTAGCTTCGCCAAGAATTACATCTAAGACCGCATTAGAAAAAGGTTGCTCGTGCTCAGTGACTTCAGTCTCCTCAGAAACTTCAACCTCTGATTCAATAAGCTCGTTATCTTCTACGTCTTCGATAATTTGTTCGATTTCGTTTGACATATAATTAAGTTTCCTTATATTTTTGAATTAGAGTTTGGAGAGGAAATCACTAAAGATTCTTTCCTGTGCTTCGCTAATGCGACCCATAGGAACCTTTTTAATTTCAGTCTCATATTCTTCAATTTGCTGAGGTTTTAGAATGCCATTCTCCCAAATCCATTCAACGCCTTCCATAATGCCTTCAACGAAAGCAGATGGTGCGCTAGGATCTTGGACAATGTCAACAGTTGCAAGAACGAAATCGTCCTTAACAAATGTCTTGCCTTCCTTTTGCTCAACAGTACCCATACCACGACTCGAGACGCCTAACTTGCACCCGCCTTCGACGAGTCCTTTCACTATTTTACCCATAGGTGTATCTAGTATCAGCGCCTTTCCAACAACATCATTACCTTCCCATTTGAGATCGGTAATCCTGTGTGAAACTTTATCAAGGTTAATCTGTGGCCCTTCAGGGTGATTCAATTCACCAACGGCTCGTCCAGTTTTAACCTGCTCCGAAACATATTTTTTAGTGGCTTCTGCCAATACGTCTTTCGGATAAATTCTATTATTGCGGTTTTGCTTTTCCGCTTGCATGAATACACCTTCGATGTAAACATCCTTTCCGCCATCTTTCTTGGCTTCAGTGATGTATTCAAGTTTTTCTAAATGTTCTGTAATTAATTTCATAAATTTTATGCGTCCATTGCACCAGCTGCATATTGATCAGCCCAAATAGCTGCAGCAAGTGTTCCAGACTTATGAGGGTTTTTATCAGAACCACCATCAACACCAAGTTGATAAGCATTCTTATAATTTGAATCTTTCTTTACCATTTTATCCCACTCGGAAAACAGTTTATCGTCCATTTCTCCATACCACTGCATATATTCATCATCGCTTATTCCACGAATTTGTTTTGCCTTTTTAAGCAAATCGACCAAATCCTTTTTCGATTTTGGTTCTGCAGGCTTTGCTTCTTTAAGTTCTGTAGATTCTTTAACAGTAGCTTTGTTAAAAATTTCTGATGTAAGTCCTACTTTACGAACTTCAAGAGCATCATTTAGTTTATCACGAATAGCTTCTCCAAAGGCTTTTGCAGAACCTACTTTGTTGTTTGTTACAACATTATTAAATATTTTATGTGCTT